GGATCTCGCCCCGAGGCGCCAGCGCCGCTCGGCGGGCCTCGTACTCGGGGTCCTTCCCGGCCCGGCGCCGTCCCTCGGTCCACGACATGGCCTGGACGGCCGTGGAGGGCATCCCCATCTGCTGGGCGGCGAGGTTGGTGGCCTGGTTGCTCCAGGCGTGCTCCAGGCCCGACGACGTGGCGCCGCGCAGGATGGAGCGGGTCCGGCCACCGCGCTCGTAGGTGCGGTTGATGCCCTTCTCGTTGACCCCGCCGCCCTCGCCCACCGCGAACTTGGCCGGGCTCTGCATGCCCGCCCGTCCCGTGCGGCCGGGGACGTTGACCGACTCCAGGCGCTGGCCGGTGTTGATGGCGTGCATCCAGGAGTCCTCGGCGGTGTGGCCCCGTTCTGTCAACAGGCCCTGCTGGCTGCCCTGGAGCCCGTGCAGATCGAAACGACCCTGGCCGGGGATCTGAGTGGTGGCGTGGTGGGCGCGGCCCAGGAACTCGTACTGCTCGGCCGTACCGGGCACGGCGGCAGCGATGTTCTGGTGGTAGGACCACACCTTGGGCGAGGTGACGGGACTGATGGCCCGGTCGGGCCGGATGTTGCCCCGCAGCACGTCCACCGCCTTGGTCACCTGGCTCTTGACGCCACCCTTGGCCACCTCGCCCAGGTCTACGCCAGTTGTGTCAACGTGCCCCCGCACCTTGGGATTGGATAGGGCGGCGAGGTGACCTGACTCCAGTTGACGCGGATGAAGGTCGTGGCCGACGTACTCCCGCATCCGTTCGTGTTCCTCGGCGTTCTCGGGCTCGGCGGCTTTGGCGGCATCCACAGCAGCATGAGTGACACGGACACGAGCCTCCGGGTTGGCGTGGGCCTCGGCCAGGGCCTTGACGGCGGCGTGCTCCTGGGTGGGGTTGTTCTGGGGCGACATGGAGGCGCTGGCGGCGATCACCCGGCTCTTGTCGATGCCCGTGCTGCTGGCCACGTCGGCCAGCTTCTGGTGGTGCTCGTAGTACCAGTTGGCCCCGCTGGACTCGCCCTCGACCATGGCACGACGGGCTCCGGAGCGGGCCAGGGCGATGCGATGGCTGGCCGCGCCCTCCAGAGTGATGGGCTTGTTCTCGAAGTGGGGAGCGATGGCCTCCAGCGCCCGGCCCCGCTGCTGGGCCTTGAGCCGGGTCCGCGGGTTGTTCTCGGGGTTGGACGCCTGGGCCTGCAACGCCGCTCGCCGCTCCGGCACCGCCCGCTTGACGTTGCCCAGGCTCCGCATCTGCTTGGACAGGTTGGCCTGCCCAGCCGGGGCGATGTCGCCCCACTGGGCGGCGCGAGACGTGGGGGTGCGGGGCGACTCAGGGCGCTTGCGCTTGACGATGGCCATCACATCCCCCGGTTCCGCCGCCGCTTGGCGTTGACATAACTCAGCGCCGAGGGGGCCAGGCCGGGCGGCATGTACGTCTCCATGGTCGCCTCGGCTCGCTCGATCATGGGCGGCTTGGTCTTCTCCCACAGCATGCGGTAGGCGGCGGGCTTGGACTTGTCCGTCTTGGTCTTGAGTTCACGGGGCTTGATGACCACCGGGCGCCCCGGCGAGAGCCCGCCGAAGACGCGCTCGTGCACCGTCTGGGTGCTGGGCAGGCTCGTACCCAGCACCCGCATGGTGTTGCCACGCGGCGGGGTGGGCCAGGCCATCAGTCGTTGACGACGGCACGGTTGGGCCGTGCCTTGCGTCCCTCGCTCTCACGCTCCAGGCCGTAGCCGGTGCCGAAGGCCTGGGAGCCGTGGACGAACTCGCCCAGCATCGCCGGGGCCTCGATCCAGGTGGACGAGCCCATGTGCGCCCGCTCCCGCATCGTTTCCTCGGAGTGCTTCCAGAACGTGATGGGACGCTCGTGGCTGGTGTCACCGTAGGCGCCGACGCGGAACTGGCTGGGCACGTCGGTGTCGGTGGCGATGCCTTCCTCGAAGCGCAGCGGGCCACGGCGCCGGTTGTTGCTGGCCACGTCGTGCTCGTAGGCGACGCCACGTTGCAGCTTCTCGGGACCAGTGGGCGGAACGGGTGCGATCGTCATGCGGACCTCCAGAGGTCAGTTGGCGAGGATCATACGCCTGTTGTCTCACCTCATAGCGAAGAAGGGGCTTTCGGCCACTTCCACGGTCGGCACCGCCTCGATCATCGACGCGGCGCAGGCGAGGGCCAGGGAGTCCACGTAGTCGTCGTGGGCCTCCTGCTCCTGGGGCGCCTCCACGAGCATTTGCCCTGCTCGGAACACCTTGATGGCGTCGGACATCTGTTGTCTGAACCGCTGGTAGACACGAGTGCGGCGGGCCTTGGAGTGGCCGGGGTAGACCATCAGGCGGCGGTCGATCAGCGTCTGGAGGTTCTTCCAGCGCAGACCCTGTGTCTTGACATCAGAGGGCATGCCGATGACCTCGCACCGGGAGCCCAGCAGGTGCTGGAGCCGTTCGGCAATGGCCGACCCCATGGCCTGGGCGTCCACGCCCACGTAGGCCAGCTTGTAGTTGTCCAGGAACTCGCAGATCCGGAAGTACTGCTCTTCCCAGGGCTGGTTGTGTAGCTCCAGCCAGTTCAGGATGCGGTGCTCGCGGAAGCCGAAGGGGTCGGGGTAGTCCCAATCGACCCAGCACACGGTGACCACTGTTGAGTCACGAAGCCGGGCCGGGTCGATGCCCGCAACACAGGCAGAGCGATACCACGATCGAACCAGGGGCATCGAGGGGTCAAACAGGGCGTCCATGACCTCATCGGTGACGAACTGTCCTCGGTCCAACAACCACCGGATGGCGTAGGACATCTGGAACTCATCGCTGTCCTCCCCGAGGCGGGCCTTCTCCTTCTGGATGTAGCGGGCGTACATCGGGTTGTACCGGGCGACGATCTTCCAGTCGTACTCGTAATGGTTCTGGCGCCGCCGCGCTCGTGATGTGTAACGCCGCTTGTTCTGCTGGATGGCCCGGTAGAAGTCGCCCTTCACACGAGCGGGCGTGCCGATCTTCACCATGGTGCCCGCCGTCGCCGCCATCATGGGGTGAACCGACTTGCGCACCACGTCGGCATCGGCGTCCTGGGCCTCATCGATGACGATCACGTGGTAGGTCTTGCCCTCGATCTTGGCTTTCGGGTTGCAGGTCTGGCGACGGGCCAGCGACCCGTTCTTGAGCCGGACGACCTTGCCCTTGCCCCGCACCTCGTCATCGATCTCGGGGTCCATCATGAACTCGGTGGCATGGTCGCTCGTGAGCCGGTCCACGATACGACCGTGCAACGTCTCGGACTGGTCCTCAGTCGGAGCGAAGCACCCGACCCACAGTCCCTTCGCAAAGCGCGCCAGAAGCTCGAACGACGCCGCCAGCTTGGGCAACAACACCATCAGCCCGGCAAAGGTGTTGGCCAGTGTTTCGGTCTTGCCAGCCTGTCGGCTGATCAGAGCGGTCAGTTCCTCGGCGTCGTTGAGGATGATGCTCTCGCAGATCCGGTAGCTGACCTCGCGCTGGTAGGGATAGAACTTGACCTCGTTGAACTCTTCGATGAAGAGGATGCAGCGCTTGATGAGGTTGTCGATGAACTCGGTCTGTGACTCATCAAGGACGATCTGGTCGCCGGGCTCGTCGTCCTCCAGCGGCGCCAGATCGTCTTCGTCGTACTCGGGCTCGTCGCCTCCCTGGAGTTCGTCCGGGAGGCGCTCGTAGAGCGTGGTCACTCACCAGATGATGTCACATCTGGCCGTGTGCCCACCTCACCTGGCGCTCGGCCTGCTCCCGCTCCACCCCCAGGTTCTCCAGGGTGCGGATCGCCGTCTCGTCGTCATTGACACTGACGCACAGGCCGTCCTCGATGAACCCAGCGGCCACGTCGGCGTCTTCGCAGGCGATGATGGCGTGGGGCGAGGTGCCGATGCACAACAGGTCGGTGACCGACACCCAAGGTTCCATACCCTAAGAATATAGCGGTGTCACCCGCCCCGGAGTGGTCCCCACGGCCCTTTCACGGCGATGTGCTCCAACTGCTCACCCTTGAGCAGGGCGGCGGTGGCCCGGTGGTGGCCGGACAGGATGATGTGCTCCTGGGTGCCGCCCTCGGGGGTCCGGGGGCGGCTGTACACGATCGGCCGGGCGTTGCCAGGGTCGTGCTGGTCAGAGAAGGTGCGCCCGGTGCGCTCGTACTCGCCCGACATGTAGTGGCTCACGCCCTGGTGCGTCACCCAGGTCTGGGTGGACTTCAACTCTCGGGGATCGATGTGGCTGGTCTGACGCCCCTCAGAAAGGGCCTGATGGACTACGCCAGGGTCCCAGCCGCCCCGATCCTTGCGACGGCCAGCGGCGGGGAAGGGGTTCACCGTCTTGGGGGCAGAGCCCTCGGGGAACAGCGACTCCATGCCCTTGCCGTGGTAGCGGTCGAACTGGCCCCCGTAGTCCACGGAGCCAGGTTACACAACTGTCAGTGTCAGTGGTCAGCCACGGCCGAGGAACACCCAGTCCTCGCCGTCGTACTCGTAGAAGCCTTCGTCGTGGTCACCGGAGTCCAGGAACACCTGGGTGCCGGGCGTGGCCGGAGCGATCTCACCGGACTTGAGCTTCCACAACGGCCCTTCGTGCACGATCATGGGTGGTCGTTCTCCACGTAGGTCTGGTCGGCGGCGTCCACGCCCTTGAGCTTGAACCACAGGTCCACCAGCAGGGCGCTCTCGCGGTAGCTGAGCCCGGCGTCGGGGTCGTGCTTGCGGATGCAGAAGTGCTCGTGGTCGATCAGGTGGCCGATACCGCCCAGGGCGTTGCGCAGCAGGCACTCCCGGTGAGCCACCAGCGGGTGAACCGGGGCCATGCCCTCATCGATGGTGATGGGCTCGTCGCACAGTTCACAGATCACTGGACCAAGTATGCCGTGTTGGTCGTGTTCCACTGCCGCTTCCAGTCCCAATCGTCCATGATGAACCAGGCGACCTCTTGTTCTGACAACTCCATCTCGTCCCGCACGTCGAGTTCGAGCATGCGCAGGATGCGGTCGTAGTCCTTGGTGTGGTCCTCGGGCACCGGGTAGCGCGACCACGACTCGATCAGCTTGCCTTCGCGGATGTCGTCCAGCTTGTCCTCTAGCTCACGGGTGACCACTTGGCGGTAGCCCTCCAGCGCCCGCTCGAATACGTCGCGGTGGCCTTCCCGGTTGGCCCGGATGACCTCGATCAGTTCAGCCTTCTTGACGACAGCTTTCATGGTTCCGAATGTAGCAAGCAGCGGCCGTCCCGCTGCCCTGTCAGCCTCGTGAGGGCACACGACGACCGATCAGCGGGACGGCCAGTCGGGATGGCGGGACTCGAACCCGCGCCCTCCGGTCCCCCAGACCGGCGCGCTACCTACTGCGCCACATCCCGTAGGAGGTGCGGAACCTAGCACAACGGAAGAGGCCCCTCGGAACGAGCGGGCGGCGCTCTCCGAGGGGCCTCTTACCGGAACCTGGTACATCCCTCACGGGGTCCCAGGACTCCTATCTTACCCCTGTTTCGGGGTCCGTACAAGTCTCTTGCGTGAGCGTCCTGGCTTCGGAGGCGGTCCCAGCGTACCCGCCGCCTCCCGGAAGGCGATCACGGCCCGCTTGCTGACCTCGGCCTGGAGCGCATGTATGTCCTCGTCCCCGTTGCCCCTCACCTGCAAGACATGGTGGCGGTGCCTCGCCTCCACCACCCGCCACAACCAATCGAACACCGCGGCGTCCATGCTCACGAGCCGGAACGGCTCTTCTAGCGTGAGGTGGTGCTTGCCCGCACCGGCCGGGATCGGTGGTGGCCCTGAGCCACCGATCTCGTCCATGGGCTACGCCGCCGAGACGCTCTTGGTCGGAGCCTTGCTGATCCGGCGCCGGGCCACCGTCTTGGTGGTGGCCGGAGCCTTCTTGGCAGGCGTCCGCTTGGTCGGCGGCGCCTTGGGGTTCGGCCGCTTGGTGGCCGGTGCCGCCTTGGGGTTCGCCGTCTTGGTCGCCGCCGCCTTCTTCTTGGGACTGACCACCTTGACCACCTCGGGCGCCTTGCCGTTCTTGCGCCGCTCGTAGGCGTTGTGCTGCTTGAGGCGGCACGCCTTCCCGTGGCACCCCGACTGGTAGCGGTAGATGCTGGCGTCGGGGCAGGTGGCAGAATCGCGGCTCGGATCGAGGGCGCACACGTCCCGCTGGCGGATGGCCAGCATGGGGCGAGGCTTGCGACCGGGCCGCTCGGACTCAAGCACGGCGACACGCTGTTCCAGCGCCGCCGTGCGCTGTTCTATCGATGGGGCAGGTGAACGGGCCAACTTCGTTCCTTTCGTCACTGTTATCGTATCAACGATCTGTTTCAGAACAGTCTCAACTGCTCCGTTGGCGGGTGCACGGTGAAGTACTCCTGGAAGATGTACTCCAGGGTCGAGAGCAGCAGATCCATCTCGCCCACGTTGTCACCGCCAACGAGAACGATCTCTTCGGAGGGCGTCTGGACGGCGGCGTTCTTCTCAACAGCCCGCCACTTCATGGGATCGGGCTCGTTCTCCCGCTGGTCGATGTGGATGGTGACGTTGGGGTGGCCACGGTCGGTGTAGCGCACCGTCACCACGTCATGGTCGAGGCCGTACTTCCTGAACAGAGTGTTCATGGCCTCCGCGATCTCTGGAAGCGTCATGCGCTCAAGTTACTCCGTTCCCGTTCCCTACGAGCGGCTGCGGCACGGCTCTTGATGATCTTGCGCCGGTCGCGCTCGGAGCACCCGCCCCACACGCCGATCTTCTCGTTGTAGCGCAGGGCGTGCTCCAGGCAGTCGATCTGGACGGGGCAGTCGCGACACACCCGTTTGGGCTCGTCGGCGGTGTCACCCTGCTCGGGGTAGAACAGCGCCGGGTCCATGCCTCGGCAGAGAGCCTTAACCTGCCAGTCCTGCGTCGTCTCGCCGTTTGATCTCCCGGAGCGCATCGGCTGCCCATTCCGCATGCATGATCGCCTGGTCGATCAACGACGGGTCGGTTGTCCTGTTCTCTCGCCAGGACGAGAGCGTGTACCCGGCCATCATGATCTCTACCTCGGCGTGGTCAGTCAACTCCTGTTTGCCCAGGCGGGCCAGGTTGCCACTGCCACTGACACTGCTAGGCAGCGGGAGGTCCGGCCTCCGGTTCCTCCGTCCGAACCCCTTGACCATTCCACCTCCCGATCTGGCCGGGGTCGAACTGAGGAAGCTCACGCCCGCCGAGTTGCTTCAACGCCGACATGTCCCCCTCGGTGTTGATGCGGTAGCGGCCGATCTGCACGGCCTTGTGGCCGACACGAATCCGCAGGCCAGAGCCTATGCGCCAGGGCTCGGTCAGTTCCCGGAACCAGGCCTTAGAGAAGGTGTTGGGCTCGTCGCTCCAGCGCTCGTAACCGACGTAGACGCCCAGCGCGCCTCTGACCCTCAGCACTCAGCCATCGTACGGACGGTAGGGGAACGTGTTCAAGGTGTGATTCACGAACTGGCCCTGGGAGCCTGCGCCTCGGAAGCCGGTCCACACGGCCGGGGGGATGGCGTCGTAGACGTAGGGCTGCTTGCCGTTGGTCCACTCCAGGATCAACTGGCGGCGCGACGGGCTGTAGCGCCCGGAGGCCACGCGGGACGACGAGAAGTAGTCCTCTTCCCAGTCGTCCACGTCCTCGGGGAATGTGATAACAGCCTCGTGGATGCGGCGCCGGGCACTGGTGGTGTCCAGGTCCGGCCCCGACCCCATGTCGCTGGAGCGGGCGGTCGCCCCGTAGCGGGGGCCACGCTTACGACTGGCCATCCCCATCATCTTGACCGATGTGGCCACCCCAGCGGAACAGCAGGTTCCTGATGATCTCGTCACGCTTCTCGGGCCAGGTGGTCAGCAACTCCACGATGGTGTTGATCCTGGTCACCCCTTCGATGAGGCCAGGGAGGACCGCTGATATGTCAGCAGCCGTGAAGGCCAGCGGGACTACCCGCTGGCCCTCCACTCCGGCGTGATACGACA